CTTTAAGACCGTTAGTGCTTATCTTTAGCACCGTATGGCAAGCACTTCTGCAAAACAGACAAAAAGCACAAAACGAAAAGCACCAAGTACAGCATGGAAAAAAGGCGAGTCCGGCAACCCTAACGGCCGACCTCCTAAAGAGTTGGCAATAGCTGACATTCTGCGCGATATGGGGAACGCTAAAGACGGCGACCGCACCAAGCGCGAGGTAATGCTTGCTAAGGTTTACGAGAAAGCCCTTGAGGGCGACAAGTGGGCCACCGAGTTCATAGCAGACCGCACAGAGGGCAAGCCGGTACAGCATCGCATCCAAGAGAACATTGACCGCGAGCCAGTAGAGGTTATAGAGGTTGATTGAAACTAGAGCTAAAAAAACCGCGCTGGCAGATACTACGAGAGGCAACGCGCTTTCTCGTTCTGGTATGTGGACGGCGTTGGGGCAAGACGCATCTTGCGATACTCTGGCTACTGAGCGGGAAGCTAAGGGCGGACAGGCAGCGATGGTATATTGCACCGACGTACAAGCAGGCGAAGCTAATAGCCTGGAAGATTCTAAAGCATTACGCGAAGGTGTTGCAGTTGTACGATGATGCTACATGGTCAGAGGTTGACCTTAGTATGACGCTCGGCAACGGCTTTATGCTTTCGCTAAAAGGCGCTGACAATCCCGACGCATTGCGAGGTGTTGGCTTGGAACGCGCTGTTCTTGATGAATACGCTACCATGAAGAAAGACGTTTGGGGTGAGGTTATTAGGCCGATGCTCTCAGACTATAAAGGGCGTGCGTTATTTATCGGCACACCTGATGGATTAAATCACTTTTACGATATGTACCAAAGGGGACAAGAGGGCGACGAGAACTGGAAGTCATGGCAATTCAAGTCGGTTGATAATGGCTATATAGACCCTAGCGAAATCGAAGCTGCTCGCGCTGACCTGGATCCCAGAACGTTTCGCCAGGAGTTCGAGGCGAGCTTTGAGACTGTTGGTAATCGCGTTTATTACGGATTCAGCCGCGATACGCACAACGAAAGACGCGCTGACGTAGAACAATTACAGGTACAGGGGTTCCCAATCATTATCGGAATGGACTTTAACGTTGAGAAGATGTGCGCCTGTATCGGTGTTAAGATAGGCAAGAACGACATTCACTGGTTTGATGAGGTGGTGCTACGTGACTCAAATACTTTTGAAATGGCTCAAGCGTTGTCGGCCCGTTACCGTAGCGCGACTGTTTATCCTGACCCTGCCGGTTCGGCGCGTAATTCATCATCTACCAAGTCCGATCACCAGATTTTACGAGAGCATGGTTTCAGAGTCGTGGCACGACGCGGTCATCCGCCAGTTAAAGACAGAATCAACGCGGTGAATAGCCGCTTCATGTCCGAGCGTGGCGAAAAGCGCATGACGATAGACGTAGAGCGTTGTCCTGAGTTGGTGGCGGATCTTGAACGTATGCAATGGCATAACGGCGCACCAGACAAGCGCGATGATGAACGGTCACACATGACCGACGCGATGGGCTATGCAGTAGAATATTTATTCCCAATCAATAAAGGCTTTGTAGGCACTATCCAGAGGTAACAATGGCTAATATGTTTCCAGATTTGGGAGGGGCAGCAGTAAAAGAATCGAGGCTCCGCGCTAACGATAAAGAGCGCGAGTTGTTTTTGGGTAGGCGGCACAATCGCCTATTGCACTATAACAGGGAAACGGAGGGCATCACTCGAGGGTTCTTCTCGTCTAACCTGTTAAAGAATTGCCCCGTTGCCAATATCGGGTTGACTAAGCGCATCATTGACCGCGTGTCTGAAGTCTACATGGTAAAGCCTCAGTATGTGTTTAAAGGCGACGAGACAGGCGAGAAGCAGGCCGAGTATCTAAGCGTCACGAAGCGCAAGAATGAGCGGATGCAGATTGCAGAGCGCCGGGTTAACCTCCTGGATGTTGAACTGATACATCCCTACTATGACGAGAAGGCCGGGAGTGTTGACTACGATATTATAGACGAGTTCGAGCCAATGTTCGATATGGACGGCAATCTAGTTGCTGTGGTTTATCCGTTGTATCAGAGCGCTAACGTGAATGCCAGTGATGAGCAGGTGTTTATATATTGGGACGACGAAGGCAACCGTGCGAGACTAGACGGCAACGCTCACAAGGTAGGCGAACAGCCCGAGCCTTACGAGGGGATGTTTCCTTTTGTGTTGGCTTGGACTGAAGAGCCTGGTTATTTCTACGACCACAACCCATCACCCGATCTGATAAACGCCGAGGACGGTGTAAACTACCTCCAGACGTTGCTGGATGCGGGGCAGGGCTTTCAGGCGTTCGGTCAGATGTGGATTGCCGGGTTATTGGACCCGAAAGACGCTGCCACGCTAGGTATTGACCCCTCCAGGCTATGGGCGCTACCTGAAGGCGCGACAGCTGGCGTTATTTCGACCACGTTGAATAGCCAACAGGTTATTGACAACATCAAGAACAAGTACAAGATGGTGGCTCGCAACTATCACTTGAGCGAGGACTTTGTAGAAGGTAACCCACAAGCAGAGTCAGGGGTGGCTTTAAAGGTCCGCAATGAAGAACTGAACAACGAGCGCCGCGGTGACATTGATCGCTGGGCGGGTGTTGAGGCTTTGCTGTATCCTATTGAGAAAGAACTTATTGAGAACGAAACCAATATTAAGCTGCCGGAGAGTGTGTTTGTTGACTTTAACGAGAGCGTCACCATCCTCTCAGACGAAGAGCGGCGCGAGCGTGACGACTACAACATTGAACACAACCTGGACAACTGGGTAAGTATTAAGCAGCGCATGAATCCAGACCTAGACGACAAGCAGGCTATTGAGGCCATTAAGTCTAACATGGAAATCAATAACGAGGTCGCGGGACAGACCGCGCAAAACAGACTAGGGGCAGCGTTTAACGCACCAGTAGATGGATGACGAAGTACAAGATTGCGTGGACTACATGAAGCATGAGCGCGACGATGAGCGTATTTGGCGCAATAAAGCGCGTGGTGATGATAACACGCTTGAGGGTTTTGCTTTGGTTGACGAAGAAGAAATAGAAGACGATGCCGGACAGGATTGACAGCATAGCAGCCGACATGGAGCGGCGTTGGATTAAGGTCACTGAAGAGTTGGCCGATAAATACGCGCTTATCCTGAAGGACTACAAAGCCGGGGCTTTCACCATTGAAGAGCTTGCCGGTTTCCTAGCTGCACAACCGCCGGCTGAGTTGGCTCGTGGGTTGGGGATGCAGAGCAATACTAATTTCCTGTTGAACCGCTACGAAGAGGTGCTTGCGGGAATGGTTGCTCATGCTCCAGTTACAGAGACATTCCTTGCATCATTACAGACGTTAGACGCTCACATATACGAGGGCATTAATACCAAGACGGCGGCAGAGATGCAGAAGGCCGTATTTCAGGCGGTAGTTGGTGACTTGAACGAATCTCAATTCAGGGATCTCATTTCCACCGAGACACTAACGCCTAAACAGATGAACGCGCAAGTAAACGACACGATTAGAACCTTCCAGCGCAGCGTACAAACCGAGCAGGCACAGACAGGGCCGGAAAACTTACAGTGGATATGGTCAGGCCCTTTAGATGATAGAACGAGTGACGATTGCGTGATGATGATAGCAGAGGGGCCGATGACCTACGCAGAGTGGCAGGCTTCTCAGTGGTCTTGGGCTTTACAGAGCGGAACGCACTTTAATTGCCGTCATCAGCTAGAGGCGTTCGTGCAACAAGAGCAGATTGGCGAAGTTAAGAGAGCGCAATCGGTAGAAGAAGGGGCTGTTAAACTATGATTTGGTGGATACTATACCTCGCGTTTGTCACGTATTGCGTGTTTGTGATTGGCTTCTTTTTGTATTGGGTGGTGAACAGTGAGTAAGCCCATTGCAAGCATATTCAAGCCCTCGAAGTCTGATTGGTTTATCCTGGGGCAGCGCGTTAAGGCTAACAACATTAAATGGCTACGCAAGCGGAAGTACCATGCCGACAAGCCCTATACCAAAGACTACGCGACCAAGAAGGCGAACAGAACCGCAACGCCTGGCGCATCACAGAAAAGTACAAGCTCGGTCCCAGATGCAACGCTGCTAGGTGGGATGTTGGATAATCAGAACGTACAGGCAGAGCCTAGAGCGGTTGAGATTGTGTGGACAGGCATAGACGCTGCGAAGGTAGCGGGTGCTGAGAAGAACGGGCGACCAGTAACAACGGACGCGGAACCATTAATAAAGCCCGTTGATAAAGAATTATTAAAGGATATTGACGCTATGCTAGATGGCCGACTAAAGCAGGTCGGCGGCACTGAGCGTTATACGATACGAATATGAGGGGCAAGTTATGAGTGAAAAAGCAATTACAAAAGAAGAACTGTTTGAACTCCTGGGGGGGATTGCTGAGAAAGACCTTTCCGAGGGTGCTGACATTGACGACCATCCATGTAGTGTAATTATGCGGTACTATGAAGAACTTGAGAGTAAAGTGTTGAGAAAACAAGATTTTAATATGAGGGGTGTAACCTTAACCACTGGAGGTAATCAGTGAGCGAAGAACAAGCCAACCAGCAGGCTGAAAACGCTGAGACAGAAGAGACCCAGAACTCTGAAAATACTGAGAACAAGGGCATCCTAGCAGACCTAGTAGCGAAACGGCAAGAAGCCGCAGACCTCAAGGCGAAGTTGGATGCCATGGAACGTGAAAAAGCCGAAGCAGAAAAGGCCGCGCTTGAGAAGAAAGAGGAGTACAAGACCCTCTATGAAAAAGAAAAAGCCGAGCGCGAGGCGGACCTTGAAACGTATAAACCGAGGGCTGAAGCCTTTGACGCATACGAGCAGGGCCGAAAAGAATCTCTGTTAGAGGCATTGGGTGACAACGCTGACGATTTTAAAGACTTGCCTTTAGCGCAGTTGGAGAAGGTCGCCGCGAAACTCACCACGGAAAAGAAAAATTTAAACGATGCTGGGAGAGCAGGCCGAACCATCACAGGTGGAACTTACGAAGATATGCCATACAGTGAACTAGCAATAGCTATTTCTAAAGGCGATCCAAAGGCTCGCGCTGAATTGAAGCGAAGGAATGGATAATGGTCACGACAGAACAGGTCGGGCAGGCAAAGAAAGCCGTGCTTGGCCTGAATCATCAAGTGGTCTATTGTCCTTCATGCCGACAGGTGGCCTCGAATGGTGTATTAAGTGCGCCACTTGCGAAGGTATTACTTGAGGTACTAGACGCTTATGAAGAACAGATACGACCCGGAATATCACAAGAACCTAAAGCTAGCCAACACAAAGGGGCCAATCGCCTCAGTACGCGGAAACCGCGCAAGGCTAGAAAGCGGAGTTGATATTCGGACGGGGCAGCCGGTCTATATCCTGGACAGGCGCGACGTATTGACTTTACAAGACGTATGGGCGTTAAGTGTGGGCCACGATAAACTCCCTCCGGCATCAAACATAAGGAAGTAAACACATGAGTGTTGCTGGAGATACCGCATATCTGGCTTCTGGTCTAGTTGAACGGATAGAAGCAAATGCAATTTTGGGATTCACCGATGGAATGATCATCGGTAATCTCGTTGACACAAAACGATACCCTATGGGCGCTGATACAGCCTCATGGCAGGTATATAACCGAGGCACACACAAGCTGACAAGTGCCGACCCTGGCGCTGTAACTGACGGGACAGCTATTAGCCTGTCTGAGTTCGGCAGCGAGAAGAAAACAGCGACCCTCGCACCCTACGGCGTTGCGTCACCTGTTTACATGGACGCTATCAAGTCCAGCGTTGAAGATCCTAGCTCGAAGGTGGGCCAGTTTCTTGGGAACGCGATGGCTTCATACGTTGATAAGACCATTGGCGCGCTGTTCGATGACTTCAACTCTGGTAATGATGTAGGTACAAGCTCTGTCGGAATCACTGTTGACAATCTGTTCGACGCGATTCAGAAACTTGAATCCAACTACGCGCCCGATCCGTGGTATTGCGTATTGGACCCACGCCAGATCAACGGAACCTATGGCCTGAGTAATGACTTAGTGACCTCCAACCAGTTTGGTGGATCTCCCTCATTACAGGACGATATGCTGCGTAATGGCTTTGTGCAGACAATCGCAGGCCTGCCAGTGTATAGCTCACGCGAGCTTTATACTCACGGCTCAACTTCTGCATGGGGTTGTGCGTTTAGTAAGTCTGCTATCGGCGCGGCTTTTGTGCCTGACGCTGGTCGCGACATCTGGATTGATTTCCAGAAGGAAGTGCTCTATCAGAAGGTCAATTACACCGCCAACATGTTCTTCGGCGTTGTTGAGATTGACGACTACTGGGGTGCTGGAATAGACACTAAGGTAGCTTAGTTAAGGGGATTTAGGTTGTCTCAGAATCCTAAGCATAAGGTACTGGTCGGGGTTGCAACCTACCCCGGCCATGCCTATTGTCGAGAAGATTGGATTAAGAACACCCAGAAGCTGCTCGGCAAGAAACACGATATTGTAGTGCTTTGGAATGGCAAGGGACACCCTGAGAGATACTTCCCTAAAGAGTGGACGATTAAGACCATCAAAGAGAACCCGAAAGAGCGAGCGATTGACCTGCTGTGCAGAAAGCATAACTGGTTGAGGAATTACTTCTTGAATCGTAAGGGCTATACTCACTTTTTGATGTTGGAGTCTGACAACTTCCCGCCTCCGGGTGCGATTGATGCCCTCGTTAAGCATGACAAGCCGGTTGTGTCGGGGCTGTACTTCATTGACTCGGAGACTTCGTTTACAGCTGACATACCTAACCCGACAGACGAGGACCAGGCGAAACGATTAGCGGCCAAGTTCGGGCGTGAGCATTTCGGCAAGTCTATGTATATCGTAAGGCGTGAATACATCCCTTCAGTGTGGGGTTTGGAGAACGGCGAGGGTAGATTGTGGCGCATGAAAGACGCTTTCCCCGCTAGAGGTCTTGTGAAGATACTGGCCGCGGGCGTTGGGTTTGTATTGATAACGCGCGACGTTATTGAGAAGTTTCCATTCAGGATAAAGAGCCACGACGGCGAGCAATTCACAGATTTTAATTTTTACCACGATTGCCACCTCGAGGGAATACCTGTTTACTTGGACACCGATTGCACTGTTGGGCATATACACCCACAGGACGATATAGCAGGGCGTGACAAGTGGTTTAATGCAGAAACGCGCACCATGACACGACTAGCGCCGAGCGAGGAACATCGCTTTGCTTAGTTGGGCATATAAATACAAGGGTGATTGCGTTGTGATGGGTGGCGGTATGTCACTTGATTACTATAACGACAATATGTGGAATGGTAAGTTTGTGATAGGCGTGAATCAGTCATACAGAAAACACAAGCCTGACCTACTGGTGAGAAAAGAGCGCGTCGAGCCGCAAGAATTCCCTGTCTTTGCAAGCAAGTACGCACACGGCGACAGGGGCCACGACAGAAACCAGCCAGGCCCGGGCATCACGCTATTCGACCACAACAACAACACAGGCAAGGGTCAGATAGACACGACGGGCTGTCACCCTGCCGGCAGCAAGGTGATTGTGGCTGGCTCGACAATTACAAGCGCAATACATATCGCTGCGATCATGGGGTTCAATACTATTTACCTGGCAGGGCATGACTTGTGCAAGGTGAACGGCGAAACGAATTTCAAGGGCTACTATGATGATGTGTTGGCGTTCTACGAGAATGACGGCTATACGAAATGGTTAGGATCCGTAGCATGGCAGACCCGATTTGTAGCCCGCTACATAGAAGACTTATACGGGGCTAACGTGGTTTCATTATCGCCCTTTTTTGGGCTAAAGACTGACGAGGCGAATCTTGACTAGCAGATTTACAGCACTCCGCCAAATTCCAGACCTCGAAGTTGCAAGGGGAACAACGGCAGGCGTTTCCGTCGTGCATAAGTTTGGCGAGGGTGGAGATATAGATGCAGGCGACGGCTATGTGGATATATGGGATGGGGCAGTAGACGTTAACGCCGCGAAAACTTACACATTCTCAACCACGGCAGACATTGACCGCATCTCGTCGTCTAACGATGGCGATACGCAAGATATAGAGGTTCAAGGGTTAGACGCTAATTGGGAGTTGACCATACAGACCAAGACGCTCACAGGGCAAACCCCCGTCGCACTAGACACCGCTTTGATTAGAGTATTCCGCATGAAGAATATGGGGACGACGGACTTGGTCGGCGACTGCTATTGCTTTGTGAATGGTGACACGACAGGCGGCATCCCAGACACTAACGCGGACATTCGGGCCATTATTAACGACGGCAACAATCAGACGCTAATGGCTATCTATACAATCCCGGCAGGCAAGACGGGGTATCTGTATCAGTGGTGGGCTTCTGCTGATCGTGCGGTTGCTACTGTTTACAATGTCCACATTCAAGCGCGGCCTTTTGGCGGTGTGTTTCAGCTAAAGAATAGTGCGTCACTGAATAGCGCGGGTACGGGGTACATTATTCACCCACACAAGATACCCGATGGATACGCGGAGAAAACGGATATAAAGATACAGTCAGACAGCTCTGCCAACAATGGCGGGATTGCTGGCGGCTTTGAAATAGTATTGGTGGACCACTAATGGCTATCCTTAAGAAATCAAGTTCCAGGACAGTAAAGCAAGTGAGGGCTTTTTGTCGGCGTTGGTTTTATAAGATATTCAGGCCGTCAAGGTGCTTTAAATGAGAGCCGTCCATCTATTCGCCGCCGAGAACTACCTTCCAGGTGTTGACGCTTTTGTCAAGTCTTTCCGGCTATGGGACGAGGAAACTGAAATAATCCTCACGACAGACGCGGATTATGAAGGCGAGTGCCGCGTTGTGCGCCCCGACAAGGCATATAAGAGCGACGGATGGCCGAAAGCGCCGTTTACCTGTGTTCATGCGTTCGGTTTTACAGAGTATGACAGAATTATTTTCATGCAGCCGGATATGCTAATCACAGGCGACGTTAAAAGAATTACAAGGGCCACGCTGCCGGAGTTCGGCGCGGTTCCAGATTACGTCAAGCGCCAGCCTGACAATCTGGATGGTATGCTTTCGTTCAATGATGGTCTGATGGTTGTTAAGCCTTCTGAAGAAATGCGCGACGGTATTAAGGCCGTCAATGGGCGCGGTGGACAAGCTGCGGCTAACGAGTGGGCAGCCAAGAACAAACGCCCGACAGAGCTTCCGTATTCCTGGAATATCTCGAAGCGTTGGTTCGGGTTGCGGCCTAACTCATGGAACGATCTAAGGGAGCAGATTATAAACGTTCACTACACAGGTCCGGACAAGCCCTGGATGGACGGCGAGGATCCGACATATAAGAAATTAAACGACGTCTGGCGCTCATACGCGGCGGGCGTACCATGTAAACTGCCGGAGGCGTAATGGCTACACAGTGGCAAACAAAACTAAACGAGGCGCTAGTGGTGACCTCCAGCGGCGGGTATGCTCTGAAGGTTGCCCTGTCCAACGGATTTACGGCGCAAACAGGGAACGTAATAACCAAACTAAATAAAGCAATAGACGGCACGGCTCAGAATGTGCGCGTAACTACGGGGTAATCATGGCAACACAATTACAGACGAAACTTAACAGCGCACTTGGTACTAACGCTGCGGGGGAGCAAGTGCTTAACGTGCAAATTGACGGCTCAGGCGATGCCAACTCTTATCAGATGTGGATTGGCCCAACCAACTTTGGGTGGAGTGGTGGCGCATCCGGCGCACTCACGATAGCCTCTGGCGGGGTGCATCCAGACGTAATTAATAGCAATATACTTGCTGAATTTGATGTTCTGTACAAGAATTTAGGGTTAAGCCTGTATCTTGATTCGATAACACTGTATTATAATACCAACGCATCTGGTGACGATTTTGACTTTAGGATTCGCAAGTTCGATCTGGCGGGATCAAGTACGGCGGTTGTTGAGGAAGATAATATTGGCAATGGCAGTACAGGCGCAGGGTCGATTGTCCTGACATCTGCAAACGCCGATACATGGCCGACAGACGGAGAGATTGACATTGCCAAGCCACACTATATCATTGTTGATATTAACAACACTGATGTAAACACAGACGTTATCTTTTACGGCGCAATGGTAAAGGGTCACTTTGCCTAGCATAGACAAAAACGCTGAAGTCATACGCTTTCTAGGCGTACGCTTTCGGTTCTCGCTAGTCGGGCTGCATCATCTGTACGTCGGGTTGCTGCTTCTACTGATAGCGTGGCTGTCATCGCTTACAGGCTGCGCCCCTTCGGTGTCATGGTTCCTGTATGGCATCGGGTTGATTCTAGCGATTGACGACATTCTGCAACACTGGATACAGGCGAGTAATAAATACTATCAATCGCCTGTTCATGTGGTGGTGTGTAGTTTGTTCTATGATGTACCGTGGATAAAGCGGGTGAGCCTTTGGTTAGATA